ATGCCGAGCGCCACGTTGCGCACCATGTCGCCCGCGTCGTTCGCGACGTTGTCCGCGATGACGCCGCGCACTCCCGAGATCAGCATGCGCTGTTCCTGGCGGATCCAGTACGTCGCCACGAGGTTCGCGATCGCCTGCATCGGGTCGGCGCCCGCGAGGGCCTCGTTGAGGTCCATGCTGGACCACACCTGATTGCGGTTGTGCCGCTGGGCGATCTCCTGGCCCGTGGTGATGTTCAGCGGAGTCGCCGACGCGGCCGGATTGTCCGACGACACGTTCGACTCCGTCTGCGCGAGGTCACGGAAGTGGGGCACGTTGAAGAGACGCGCGCCGCCGTCCATGAGGCCGCTGATGAACGCCGAGTCCACGAGGACACCGGAGTTGCGGAACGCCGATCGTTCCGCGCTGAGCACCTGAACGTACTCTGCGAATACGCTCGGGATGATGAGGTCCGTGAGCTGGGTCGCAGCCATGACGGATTCCTTTCTGGTTGGTGGTTGGTTGCTTCCCCGCCGGCGCTCATGCTCCGTTCGGGTTTTTCTCCGCCGGGCTCCGTCACGGAGCTTTTAGCGGGCCTGGGTTGCGAGTACCCGGGCTAGGAAGTCGGACGAAGCGCCTGCGGCAGGTACTTCATTCCGTCCCAGCTTGCGGTGGTCGCGGCCTTCGCCATGCGAGCGGCCTTCTGCGGATCCTGCTTCACCAGCAGGCCAATCTTCGTGAGGTTGAACGACTTCTGCGCGAAGGGGTTCTCGGTGAACGATTCACCGCCCTTTCCGCCGCCGGCGCCTGCACCGCTCGTGGTCCCGAACCAGTGCCGTCGCTGACCGTTCGTCTTCATGTCGCCAAACACGTCCTTCGGCGCGAGGCCGGGAGTGCCGAGCGATTCCTTGGACACCACGTTGCCCGCCTCGTCGACATCGAAGTGGGCCTGACCCCACAGCTTGATGTCGTCGATCGCGTCGGGCACGATGCCGAGATCCTTCAGCAGCGCCGGGTTGGCGACCGCATCGACGATCTTCGAGGTGCGCTCCCGACCGACGAACGTGTTCACCTGCCCGGTGAGCGCCTCGTTGGCCGTACGGAGCTCCGTGATCTGTCGCTCGAGCGGCTTGACGCGCGCGAGTGCGCGGCGCTCGGCGAGCTCGTCGATTTTCTTGTTGCGCTCGGCCTCGTCGCCTGCGCCCAGCGTCTCGATCTGAAGCGTGAGCTCTTCGTTCTTCGAGCGGAGCTCCTCGATCGTCTCGGGCTTCAGATCGCCGTATTTCTTCAGCGACGCCTTGGTTGCCTTGTGCTCGTCGCGCTCTTTGCCGAGCGCCTTCTGGAGCTTGTTGCGATCCTCGGCGGTGAATGCGCCTTCGACGTTGAGGACGTACTTTCCGTCCTTCTCCGTGTACTCTGCCTGGACCGCCTCCGGCAGATCGTCGATCGAATCGAGCTCGAACTTGAGGGCCATGATTCCTCTACCTCACATGAGGGCTAGGCTCATTCCTAGCCGTTGGAATTGTCGTCTTCGTCTTCGCTGTCGGCGGACGTTTCGTCGGCCGGCGCCCCCGTTGCCTCCGCGATCGCGGTGGCCGCTTCGACCTCGGGCTTCGGCAGCGCTGCGCGCGCCGTCGCCTCGGCCACGATCTTCGCGAGCTCCTCCTCGAAGGTGAACTTCGTGAAGCCGCGATCCTGCAACCATTTGTGCGCCGACTCGAGCGAGAGCGGGATCTGACCCGTCTTCATCGCTTCGCCGAGCGCCCGCATGAGCTCCGGGCTCGGGCTCTCCTGCGTGAAGTCCATGTTCGGACGCACCTTCACGGCGTCCGGGTCCGCGCCGATCCAGCGCGCACACCGCTTGAGCGCTTCCTCGAGTCCGGCGGCGCCGGTGATGGCGATCGTGGACAGCGTCGCGGTGGACGCGGCAACGCGGATGCGCAGCGCGTCACCCGACTCGGCCTGCGAGCCGCGGGGCTCGAGCAGGCGAGCGCCCATGCTTTGCGCGCGCTGCTTGTCGGCCTCGATCGCGGCGCGCTGCTCGGGGATGCCCTTCGAGTCGACGCCGATGAACCGCGCGCCCGCGCCCTCGCCCGCCTGAATGCGGATGATCGCGCCCGCGCCGACCTCGGTCGTGTCGGACTCTTCCTTGGACTCGCCGTCCTTCGTGATCTCGTCGCCGACGATCACGAGGGTGTCCTGACCCTGCATGTGGAGCGACTGGCGGTAGTCCGCCTCGCTGCGATAGATCGCAAGGCACAGGTTCGCGAGCCCGAGCAGCGGGATCTCGTCGGGCGACACGTTGAGGTCGTTCGCGCCGATGATGGTGAACGGGATCTCGTCGAGCGACGTGCCCCGGAACGCCGGGATGATCACCGGGCTCCGCATGTTGTCGCTCTCGGTGTACGTCTTGTACACCAGAGGATTCGTCGTGCTCTCCGGCTCCTCGGGATTCACCGGCTCGAGGAACACCACGCGATAGCGGCGCTGCTCCTCGAAGTCGAAGACGTTGCCGCCCTCGGGCCCGCGGATGAACACCGTTTCGTTCATCACCGCGAAGTGCAGCTTGTTGGGCGCGAACTCGGTGAACCGCTCGTCGTCCCAGTTGATGATCGTGTCGGCTTGATACGTGACGAAGTGCGGCAGCGCCGCGCGCTCGGCCTGCGCCGGCGCTTGCGGGAAGTCGGCCAGCAGGCCGAACCGTCCGAAGAGAAGCTGCTGCTCGTTGATTTTTCGGAGCAGGCCCTCGATCGACTCGCCCTTGCGCGTCGCCTTCGCGCGCATCGGCTCCATCTCCGGCGGAAGCTCGATGATCGGCGGTTCGGAGTGCATCACGCCGACGAGCGTGTTCACCGCGTCTCGGACGTACTCCGGGAACACTGCGCGCTCGAGGTAGGAGTCGTACGACTTGCGGCCGAGCGAGGCCGTGCTCTTCGCCGCGCCGTCGGCGATCTGGCCGGCGGTCGCGGGGAGATACGTGAACTCGGCCGACTTGATCCGGCGCTGACCCGCGAAGGTGTCGCGCATGACCATGTAGTCTTCGACGACTTCGAGGTAGTCGGGATGCTTGTTGTCGATCGACATACCTTACCAGCGGGCCTTCGCGCGTGCGGCGCCCTTCACGGTGACACGCGGCGCGTAGGTCAGGACCAACGCTTCCGCGTGGTCGGGTGATGCCACTCCACGAGCGGCGAGTTGTCGCTTGGATTCGATCTGAATCTTGCCGGCCTCGGTGTGGTGGTACCGGGGCAGCGAGAGCTCCGCGCACAGCGCGTCGTCGTCGGGCAAGAACAGAAGGTCTTGAACATCGTGCGCCACGCCGCCCTCCCCGGCGTAGTGGAGCCAGTGTTCGTATGTCCGGCGAAGTGCGTCACGCACGTTCCACCAGAGCTCAGCCTTCAGGTTGACGAACTTGTCCTTCGCACGTTTGCCGTCAGGCCACCGCGTCCGAGTGGGGCGGTCGCCGACGTTCACGCCCTGTGAGATCACGCCGGACATCCGGCGCAGCGCGGCGGCCACTCCGCGGCCAACGCCGATGGAGTCGAACTTGACGATGTTGCAGTCCTGTTCGATCGCGCACGCGCGGGCCTTCGCGGCGATGTCGATCGTATCGTCGTCCCCCCACTTCGTGGAGGACTTCACGATCGGCCCGAAGCGGGGGACGAGCACGGACTTGCCGGGCCCGCCGGCGCCCACGTCGAGGCCCGCCACGCCGCTGCCCTTCACGAGAGCGGGGAGCAGGCCGTCCTTTTCGAGCGCCTTGCGTAGAGTCCGCGAGGCGCGCACGTGGATCGACGGGATACAGACTTGGGTGTCGCTGGCCTCGTAGTCGAGGTCCACTTCCTGCGCGAGCACCTCGGGTTCGAGGGTGCGCTTTTTCTCGTCATACCACGCCTGATCCTTGCGCGGATCGTCTCGCCAGTGGAACGTGAAGACGGGGAAGTTCCCGCTGAAGCGCATGCGGAAGAACGGGTTGCCAGTGCCGTTAGGCGTGGACAACCAGATTTTCGCGTCGGCGTTCGCGGAGAGCGCGGCCTGCGCCTCCTCGGGATACTCGAGGAAGGCGGCCTCGTCGACGAAGTAGAGAGACGATCGACCGCCGCGGCCGATGTTGCGACCACCCTGTCCGATCATGACGGACGAGGTTTCGCGGTTCTTGATCCGCATGTACGGCTGATCTTCGCTGCTCTTCCAGTCCGCCGGCCGGAGCTCGACGGGGAGGCGCGCGATCAGGATGCGGATCTTCTCGAAGATCGAGTCGGGGTCGCCGATGCGATCGACCAACCCTTCCTTGCGGGAGCCGAAGCCGATCTGCACACCTTCGTGGAAGGTCCAGAGCCACCACGAGAACGACGCGGCCACCCACGTCGCGCCGCAGTCGCGGGACTTCTCGAGAACGCCTTCCTTCTGAGTGAGGTACAGGTCCCACAACCAGTCAACGCATTCGCGCTGGCGCGGGAAAAGCTGGAAGGGCACGTACGGGTTGATCCCACGATTCACGAGACGCGGATCGTACGTGGTGACCCAGTCGTTGATCGCTTCGCACGGGTGCGCGGCGTAATACGTCCACGCGGCTTCCCATGCGTCTTCGCCGCCGTCGCGGAGGCGCGTTAGGTTCCAGTTGCGGAACCGATAGATCGCCTCGTAGTCGGGGTTCTTCCAGTCGGTGATGTTCGGCCGTTTCACACGGATCACCCGACTGTGAGGACGACGTTGAATCGCTGCGCCGTCACGGCGCCGCTGGCGTTCGACACGTTCTTGAAGCCGGAGACGAGAAGCTGTGCGCTCGTGAAACGCCGGACGCCGAGGAACGAGTTGTCTTTCGGCTGAATCCCGAACAGGATCGTGCCGGGTGCGTTGCCCGCGCCCGCGACCCACTGCTGCACCAGCGTGGTCACGTCGAAGTCTTGATTGCCCGTCCACGTCGTGTTCAGCGCGTACTCGAGCACGCTACCGAACGCGGGCTTGTGTGGGGTCGTCCCGTCCTCGCGATAGAGATGCGGCCACATGGGGCCGACACCGTAGGCACAGGTCGC